ATATTGGCCGCATACGCCGACGCAACGACATAGGCTTTCGGGCGCATCTGACCACTGTTGTGGTAAGAAGCACGAAAGCCGAAGGGTGCGCTAGTCGAAGACATAAGCTAACTCCTAAGGGGATTGAATGGTTTCGTCAGGATAGCTCAAAACGAGCTTCCCGTCTTTGTCCCATTTCTGAATTTCCCTCACCAATCATGAGATTTGACTTCGATGCTTGGGCTTGCTCGCGCATGAAATCGGCCGTGTCGGTCAATTTCTCTTCTTCGCGTAGCGGAGCGTCATGGTGCGCCTCTCGCATGTACATAAGGTACAGGTTCATGGGCAACTTGAACGCTAGCATCTCGTTCACTCCTATGTAACCCTGCCAGTCCCCGGTTTTCAGGGTGGCATACTCCCAGCCAGGAACGTCCTCCGGCTTTACGGGTTCATAGCCGAGACGTATCCGGGTTTGGATAGAATCTCGGGGATTAGTAGTCGTCAACCAGCACATGTGCCAGCCGTCGATTTGAGGCAAGTCCGGAAGTGAGGACTGGAAAAACTGCTGACGGAACATTTCAACCCGCTCGTCGTCTGACAATGCGCGATTTTCAGTTTTCGTACGGTCTTCCACCGCACGGCTCTGGCGATTGTCTCCAGCGGATTTCTTCAAGCGTTCGTCGGTCATTTCTCGCTCCTTTCAGCGATTGAGGAAAATTATATGTGTTAAATTTTGAAAAGGCAAATCCATTCTAGTTCACGCTTTGTTGCTGCGGTCGTATTCAGCGTAACGCTTGACGTATTTCATGCGTAACACTGGATCTTCCCACACGCCCGCGTCAACCAGAGCCTGTTTCCGCTCGGGACTGATGTAAATCTCCCGACGAGTAGAAACCGGTGCGTGTTCTCGGCCTGAACCTACCGCCGGGCCGCCACGTGGTTTGCGTTCTGTTGCAGGTTCATCACGTTCGGTACGTTCGCGGGCGTTGAACCGCTCCGGCAACCGCCGGGCAGCACGACGACGCAGCTCGTCCCAGTACTCTTCGCTTTTCGGGTCGTAACCGTCGCGGTGTAGTGATTGATCGATAGCCAAAACGATAGCCGAATCTTCATCTGCACCGTTCTGGTTGTACCATTTATTCTCATTCAAGAAATTGCGCGCATGGTGAAGCGTCAGTTCATCCATTCCTTGCTGTTGAGCCGGGGCTTGGGCTTGTTGCTTAGCCTGGTTCAGATGCTGGATACGGGCCATCGCCTCATCGCGGTAGCGGAGCGCCTGAGTTACGTCCTCACCGTTACCGACGGCCACCGCTTTGGCGATAACTTTGTCGGCCATGTCGGCTTCTTGCTTCGCCTGCTGGATCTGCGCATCATATTGGTTCAGATCCATTTTGTGCGTGCGCTGTTCTTGCACCGAAACCCGGCGCTCGAGTTCATCGTTACGCTTGCGGAGGAAATCTAGCTCCAGTTTGTCTCGCTGGATGGCTTTGTCGCGCCGTTCTTTGCGCTCTAGCTTTTCCAGGCGACGCCGTTCGCGAATCGCTTCACGTTCGCCGTCATGTTCATCGTCTTCGTCATCTGCGGCCGCCTGACGATGCTCCGGGACGTCATCTTCGACGTCGTCTTCTTCCGGCGCGGCAGCTTTTTTAGGGTCTTCTTCAACAATTACGATTTGTTCTGCTTCGGGAACGTCTTTTTCGTCGTCTTCTTTCAAAACTCCGGCTTTAGCCATGTCTCATCTCCTTTCAGATGAATGCACGAATAGACAACGGGTCAACCGTTACGCGACCGATGATGTCTAAATCGTTGAAAATTACAAACAATGCGATGTCGCCGTCAGGCAGCGCTATTTCCCAGCGGTCACCGCCGTATTTAGCCACCCGCACGAACTCACCCGGCTCACACCAGCTGCCCTCGGGCCACGATTCCATCGTATTTCGGTTCTTGAACGCCAGCGGGCCAATCGAAACAACCTTAGCCACCTGGGTGTTCCACTTTTCAGTGTCTTTAGAACCCGAGTCGATGATAATCCCGGACGCGGTACGCTGCTTGGGGTTACGGATTTGAACCAGAACGCGGCTACCGAACGGCTGAATGCCGGCATCTACTGCCGGAAAAGCCTCCGCCAATGCGCTCTCAGAGGTCGTTGCCAACATGTTTTTCCTCATCAAGTAGTAAAAGAAGTACGTTAATAGCGGCCTCATAACCCGCTACCATTCCCACGCGATATCCGTACTCAAAAGTGTCGCGCGTCTGTGGCCGCTGCAAAGCCTCGAGCGCAAAAGTCTGCTGTTCGGCTTTGAGGCGGTTGAGAAGTTGTTGTTCTATGTTCACGCAGGGGTCTTAGGCATAGCCGGAGCCGCCGGCAGAGTCTTGCCGTCGACCGGCAGTCCAGCGGCCATGCGGTGTTTCTGCTTGACCGCCGCGCTGTTCATCGGAACGGTTCCGGGCGTAGGTTTGTCCATGTTTACTACTCCTTAAAGTTAGCGGGTACCAGGGTTGATACCCGTTCCGGTGCTCACGGCGAAATTCTCGCCGGTAGCAATTTCGGCCGCCGCGAGGTGCATCGCGGTTTCGTTGTCGGCGGTGTTCATTTCGCGTCTGGTTTGAGTCTCGAGTATGGTGCGTTGGTTTTCGTTCTCCTGGCGTAACTGCTCGCGCTGGAGTTCTTCCTGTCGCGAGGCCTGTTTGTCCATGAGTTCGGCCTGCTTGATCTGCCCGGTCTGCTGCAGTTTCTTTTCTTCCGCTTGCGCCCGCTGTGCGAGCGCGGCCTGCTGCACCTGCGCACCGAGCTGTGCAACTTGAAGCGAACTGTCGGGCGGCATCGGCGGTTGCGGTTTGAACTGCTGGGCGGCTTGGTCAATCTGCGCCAACATCGGGCCGAACGAACCGAGCTGCTGCTCAATCAGTTTCTGCACTTGCAGTATCATCTGCACCTGCTGGCTCGCGTCATCTTCAATCACACCCTGCTTGTGACCCTGGTCAACGGCCTCATGTGTTTCGGTCAGGTAGTAATTGAGCAGGTGATCGCGCAGGTGCGTAGCGATGGGGTACATGTAGGTCTTCATGATGGCCGGGTTTTGCCCGAACAGCGGAGACTGTAAAAACGCCATGTGCGTTTGAATGTGCGCCATGTGGTCTTGCATCGGCAGCACGTACACCGGCCGCCCCATCGCCGCTGCGACGTTCTCGCTCACCGGGTCGATGTCATCCTTACCCGGCTGAGGCTGCATCACCTCGCTTTCTTTGATCTTCATGCTGCGGAGGAACATCTCCTCAACTTTGCGCTGGTCGTACAGCTGCGGCATCACGGCCGCGCGCTGCATGATAGCCTGGGTCTGAGCGAACCGCTGTGTTTCGCTAAAGATCGCCGGGTCGCTCACCGGGATGATGTCCATCGGGCCGTCAAAGTCCGACGGCTTGACGTCCACCCCGCCCATCTGCGCCGCGATGTCTTCTTCGGTCAGGTAGGCCGAATTGATGCGGTGCAGAATCTTGAACGCCCGCGACATCGAGCTGTGTAACCGCGAGTGGATTGACGAAAACACCACCATACCCTGCTCGATGAGCGCCATGGTAGTGCCCACGGGCTGGTTGGGGTTCTGGTCAGACAGTTTCTCAAACGAGGTCTGTACAACCCCTTTACCCGCGTCAACCAAAAACCCGAGCAGCTGAAACAGCGTCGGCGAGGGCGGGTTGAACGGCAGCGCCATCGCGATTTTGCGGATGTCATCAACCAGCGCCCCGCCCTCAATCTCGACCACTTCGGTCGGTTGGACGTTGATGGTCTGCCCGCCAGGGCCGCCCTTCAGCTTGAGCATGGTCGGGATGTTTTGAATGTGCGCCGAATCGAGCAGGGCACGCAGGGCGCCCGTAGCTGCGCCGCTCAACCCGCCGATCATATGTGTCAGGCCGATTGGGTACGCGCCACGCCAAGGCACGAACGCAAACTCTACGATCCAATCTAGTTCATTACGGGTGTCGTCCGACGGTTCCCAGTTGCGGTACAACGAGAGCGCCTCGCCGCTGGACTTGTCGATGCTCAGAATATACGGCTCTACGCCGTCTCCGAAGTCGAGGTACGTATACACCTCGAAGATGGTGCGCAGTCCGTCCTCGTTATATGAGGTATCTTTACGGCCCTCGATCTTGTCGTTGGCCTTGGTCGACTTGCTGAAGTCCGGATCTTCCGGCATCCCCACGTCAACGTCGCGGTACATGTCGCACTTGACGCGCCGCATGTACTCCATCTTGGTGACGTACTGGACGTGGGTCTTGCGCTCGGCGGTGTAGAAGTTGGTCGCTGCGAACGGCAGGTATACGTCATCAATCGCGATGAACTCGGACTCGGGACGACGATGCTGCGGGTTCCACATGAATTTCAAATACTGCCCGCCCCCGAGCGGTAGCTGCGTGCTCAGCTGCTCTAGCTCGCCCCGGAACTCGGTCATCTGCTCGGTGGCCTGCCAGTTCATGAACTCGGCTTTGCGCTCGGCGCGCTCTACTTTGGCCTTGTCCCGCTCGCCGATGATCTTGCTCTTGACCGGGCCGTTGGGCGGGAAGATCTCTTTCATCACCCGCGCGGAAAAGTCCACGCATGCCTCTACCAACATCGGGTGCACGACTTTGTTGGCTCCGGTGAACTGCGCTCCGCCCGGTGCGTCGTCGCCGAGTCCGGTGCGGCGGAGACCTTCTTCGTACTGCTTGTCGCGTTTCTCGCGGGCCTCTTTGTCGCGTTCGATTTTCTCGAGCAGGTCGGTCACCGCCTCAGCGAGCATCTTCTGGTCGACGTCGTCAACAATGTTGGCGAAGTGCTCGGTGGCGCGCTCGAGGTCAGCCGCGTCCTCGATGCGGATCATCGCGCCGCCGTCCTCGGTGTCTTCGACCTGCAGGTTTTCTTCTCCCAGCTCCATCATCTCGCCTTCGGTGATGGGTTGGTCAGGTTTCTGCTCAGCCATACATTTCCTCTCTCAGCTGGCGCACCAGCTCGTCTACTTTGTTCGGGTCGTACTCTACCAGGCCGCCCTTAGCCTTGTTGATGTCGGCCTCGTTGATGTCGTATGTGCCACGGTTGCCGATGGCGGATTTGATTTTAGGGGGATCAAGCACGCCGTAAGTTTTGTAACCACCCTCATTGAGCATTAATCCGTCATAGCCAGCCTTTTCCACTGCATCAATAAATGAAGGATGGCTAACTACTTCCCACGCTTTTTCCGGGTTGTTCATACTTTTCATCCAACCCAAATCAACACCAAGTGATTTAGCAACTTGGAATGCCTTACTTGCGTCATCGTTTGCATCAAAATTCAACACAAACGGCTTTTTAACTTGAGCGTAAACGGGATAAGTTGTTCCCTTCCCGGCTGAGTATCCGGAAGCTGTATAAGGCTCTTCAGCAAGCCATGTTGGCCTACCCGAGAACTGGCGGAATGCTTGCCCCTGCTCGTCGGCGTAATCATCATAGCCTTGAGTGCCGTGGTATAAGCGATTCTTGGCAACGCTAGGCTTAAGCATTTTGGCAAGGTTTTCTGCGCTCTCTGCAGCCGGCAGAACAACCTGCTGACCCTTGGGCAGCACAGCCTTCAGCGCCTTCTTGACAATTCCTCCGCCTGCATACTCTACCGGCCCGCCCTTGGCGAACGGTACAATGAGGTTCACACCGACTCCGCTCAGACCTTTCTGCGCCGGGCCACCCATCGCCGGTTTGTAGTAGTAACCCTCTACGTAAGGCCGCACCGTCACGCCTCGCCCCACGGGTTGGTTGTACCCCAACCGGCCACCGAAACCGACGCCGTAATCGTCACGCCCGCCGCCCCCGGTTACGCTCAAGCGTCGAGCATAGTCCAGTAGCCGCATCGAATCCGGGTGCCCCATGTCGGGCAGGCTGGCTTCGACGGCCATGTCGCGTTTGATTTGATTCAGTATGTCGTCTACTTTGCTCGGGTTGTACTCTACCGCACCGCCCTCGGCGTAACCGGCTTCGTCGCCGATAATGTTGCCGGTAGCGTCGTATTTGAGGCGTTTGCCCTCGGGCACAATCAAGTTGTGCAGGTTTTGAATCTCAGCCCCTGTTAAGATGTGAGGGATGTCGGTTGCCCCCGCTGCCCGCAGCTGCGTTAACTCTGCGTCACTGAATACAGATTTCGCCGCACGCATACCTGTGTTTTGAATGTCACCCACATCACTCCACTGATCTGACCGCACAAAGTCCTGCACGAACGGCAGATACTCATCGTTGGGCTTGCGGTTGCCTTTACCTTTGATCTGAATGATGGTGGGCGGTAACTCGCCACGAGCGGCAAGATATTCTGGCCCTTCGTATATGTCGTGATTTTTATCTTCTATTCTTCGTTGGGCAATTCTATTTTGAATTTCTTCTGGTTGATTTTCGAACCATTTGTTGTAATCCAAGTGCTGGGTTGGTTGAACCTCAATCGTCACATGCGGCTGCCCTTTTGCATCGCGCAGCGAGTAGATACGCTTGCGACCCGACGCAACATCCGCGCAGTATCCACCGGCGCAGTGACC